CCCCAGCCAATGAACAACCCTAGCAAAAAACACGAGATGCCCATCACTGCCAATTCTGTCATGGCTTCTCCTCCCCCACCGGAACGCAGTTAACCGTGCTCATATTCTTAGACCTTTTATTTTATTTAAAATAAATCGTATATTTACTAGAGATAAAATGTGATATGAACCATAAAGTTCGATGTGTGAAATAACTTCTATCTCCCCAATTTCATTTCGCCCCATTCTAGACTCAAGAATGGGTATTTCTATTTCAAGACTTGCAATACCGATATGTGTTGATTCGTATATTAATTCTTTTCCTTGATTAAGAGGAGAATAGGCTTTAATCGTATACTCCCACTTATTGTCTCTCATTTAATCCTCATAGAATACCCTTGGCCGGAGGATAGCGCCCTCCTCCCTCCTCCATCAAGGCTCTGGAGGGCTTACGCCGTCAAGACTCTGGAGGGCCCATGCCTTTTTTGGCCATTACACCTTCTCGTTCTCGAACGCATAGTCTCCCTCCTCCGTCTTTCTCATGTCTTGGAAGAGATTCGGCCAGGACACCTTAGCGATTTCCGCCACCCCCTGAAACACCTCCCGTATCTCCTCCTCCGCGTGGACCGAAGTCCTCATGGCGATTACGTGCCTCAATGCCCGCATGTTGCACGTCCACATGATGGAGGTCGATACCCCCATCGGTACGAACCGCCTTATCCAGGAGGTAATTTCCTTCTTCATGGAGAAGGGCAGGGAATCCATGTCGAACAGGGCCACGAACTTCCGGCATATAAGCCGGAGCGTCTGTATGGAATATCCGATGTGCTCATCAACACCCTTTACCTCCTCCACACTCATCCCATCGCACCAATCCGAGCGGAGTTCCGGAACCACCATCTCGAAGTCCTCCAGCCTCACGAACCGGAGGGACTCCTGCGACACCGCGCACCCGGCCCGGTGTCGCACCAGTTCGTGGGTGAACACCCGGCTCACGCCGTGAAAGATGAACGTGGCGGAAGCGTGTTCTAGGACCGAACCGTGGTGGGAATCCAGGATGTTCTTAAGATATAGGGCGTTACCTTCCCTCACCTTCGTAACGTTCTCGTTGAGGCCCGGCGCGAAGCTCCGGTAGCAGAGTCTTCCCCCCACTTCCGTGAGAAGCTCCGGGCCCCCCGAGGCGTCCGTTTTCCAGGATCCGGCCCCCACCTCCTCAAGGTATTTCAATAACTCCCCACGGTCCACCTTCGTCTCCGCCACCAAAAAGATCTTTGCCATTTCCGCTCCCCCCTAATCACCAGGATATCTAGGACGGTTCATCTCCGCTCTCCGCTGACCTTTCAACGCCCAGGGGTGATCGGCATCGCCGGTCGGCCTCTTCATCCGTCTCTCGGGCCGCGTTCTACCGCCCGTGGCCAATTCTTCCCGCCTGTTCCCACGGATGGGGCATTACCATCCTTGCCACCCTGGGCGTTGAGAGATCAACGGGCACATTGCTCTCAATCAATTTCTATTATTTTACCTTCTACCACGGCCAAGACATACTCTAGGCCATCATATTCCATTATACGGAAATCGGTGGCCTTTTCAGGAATTTCCACAATACGCAATTTCGCTAAAGGGGAGGCCCCTTCCTCGCCGCCCATCTCATTAATAACTTGCAGGAGCATAGCATCACTACGATCAATATTGGAAAGATAAGTGGACCGCAAAATTGGTTCCTTAATAGCCATCGGATGACCAAGTTCCCGAAGGCGAAAAAACGCTCTTTTACTCAACCCGAACCCACCATAACAAGTCGAAATAACGATTTTCATTACTCCCTCCCCCTTCTCACCTTCTGTACTTCGCGTCCTTGGGGAGCACTGTATGGAACAGGCCACGGGCCAATTCCTCCTGTAATTTGTCCCCATTCCTGCCCACCCACTCCGGGCTCCCCACCCCCATGTAGGCGGCATAATCCTCCACCTGACCCTTCGTCAGGACGAAGGTGACAGGTATCTCGCCGTACAGGCCCTGGGACGGAAGGTAAAGCGTGAAATGGTGTACCGTGTTCATCTTAACATCTCCTTAGCCAACTCCAATAGCTTCTTCTCATACTCCGAGACGTACCGGTTCAGGTACCATTGCGCCTTCCTCAGGTCCTCCAATTCCAAATCGGAGCCCTTCTTACCCGCCCGGTTGATATACTTCACCGCGTTCCCGAGATGGAAGCCCAGGCCCCACGCCTCAATGACTTTGATGGCTTCATAGGGGCTCCCCGCGCCCCCATAATGCGCCGGGTGGTTCACGGCCTCCCGTTTTGGGGAACACGCCCCCTCATGCCCGGCAGGGAATTTACAGAACCAGGGGTCCGAAGTAAGTTGCCCTTCTCCATGAAATTTATTATATAGAGCCTCATTCATTGCCATCCCTCCCTTTCCCCCATATTCCGTCAAGGACCTGCCTCTGTCCGAGATACCAGCCCAGGAGGAACCCTGCGGACACCGCAAAAATTAAAACCAACACGGTCCGCACTCGAAACACTGCGTGAACGGCAACAGGCGCCATAGCCAGGAAAGGACCACGCAGAAGAAGCCAATCGCAAGGGCTAGGGCAACCAGGAGTCCACAAAGCCCATTATGTTGATAATCGTCCATCCCTCCTCCCTCCTTCGTCAAGACCCTGGGGGGCTCACGCCCGGCACAGTTCAGTTTGAGTTAACCACGCGTGGGCCGCGCTTAACGGGGCACCATTTCCGCGTCCCCGCACGGTTCAGTTCGTCGCACATGAAAGTCCTGACCTTGGCCCCCATCCGGGCCATCCCCCTGGCGAAAAATTCCGCCTCCCAGGGCAAACCATGCAACAGTAATTTCGCATTCCTTTCGACGGACGGGGCCGTTGAAAACACCCCCACCTGGAATACGACGGACCGCTGGGTGGAACCGTGCCTGGGCAGGTGGACCAGTGCGGCGTTGACGTTTCCCTTCTCATCGGCCATATTCCCCTCCTCCGTCAAGACTCTGGAGGGCTCACGCCGTCAAGACTCTGGAGGGCGTAAGCCCTTAAACTCCCCGGTCCAAAGCGGCGGAAAATCCAACCGTCCCCAACCGCCACAACGCCGGTTAAACTTCCCGCCTTCCTCGCCCCGGACCGGGGGGCCAAACTTTATTCTCGCCGGGCCTCAGCCCATGAGAAGACCGCCACAGGGCGATCCGTCTGAATTTTTAGGATGGCGCCACTTGTGTCATCGGGCCGCGCCCACGGGACCCCGGGTGAAGCTTTTCTCATAAGGGGGTTTCCCTTGGCCCTCTGGCGTGAAGCGATGTAGCCTCCTTCCTTGGCCCTCTGGCGTTGCCGCTAATGGTGAGGTCCTCCTCCGTCAAGACTTCGGAGGTCTCACGCCCATGAGAAAGACTAGGAGACGGGTGTGGCGCAGTGATGCATACGGCATCCTCCTATGAAATGGGGTGGGGTGGTGAGGTGGGCGGAACCGGAACGTGTGGGGGAACTCAAGGCCCGCGCCCCTCCTCTCAAGAAACTTCCTCCCGGCGGGCGGGCCGGGAGGCCCTGCTGATATCACAGCATACCACAGGGCGGGGGGCGGCACAAGGGGTAGTTCGGATGGGCCCTGTGGCATGGGACTTGCAGGTGGCATAGGGTTTGCATGGGCGAAAAAGTAGCGCGGGGCGAAAAAACGGTGAAACTCTTTCACGCCGTTTATATGCTAGCCAACTAACTAAGAAACGAGGGTAAAAAGAGAGGGGCGAAAAAGGGGCGTAAAAAGGGCGAAAAGAAGGCGGAGAGTGTATAATGAGATGTATAACGGCATGTATCCCTCTCCACCCCCAAGAGAGAGAGAGAGAGAGAGAGTAAAAAAGAAAAGGGGTCCCGCGCCCCAGAGCCTCGTGGAGCGCGCCGTTTCTTCACACACCACGCGCCGCGCCACGCCTACCTCCCGAGGTATACATGCCATGATACACTTCATTACACATGCTCCACCCTCTTTTTTCCTCTCTTTCGCTCCTCTTATGTGTCAGGCGTGTACTCAGCGAAAGCTTAGCGAAAGGTTGCGAAACGGTGGGCGGGAGATGCTCTTTTTGCGCTTGAGGGGCGAAAGCCTAGCGATGGCGAAAGCCTTATGTAGAGGCGAAAGCCCTACGAAGTCTCTGTTACGGGTGCGGGGCTTGACTCTCCCTTCCTGGCCGTGGTATACTTTCTACATGGAGGGAGACGCGGTGCGTGACAATCAAGCCTTGACGCAAGCGGGCGAGATAGTGAAGGCCCCAGACAAACTACCCCATCCGTTGTTCCCGTGGCTCACGCACCGCAAGGGGGAGTTCGCGATCCATTACATGCACCAGGGAAACATGAACGCCACGAAATCCGCGATCATGGCCGGATGCTCCATCTCCACCGCCCACGTCTGGGGCTACCGGTATCTTAAAGAAGGAGGAGTTCAGCGGGCCATACGGCAGATAGCCGAGGAACAGACCCGCATGCTCCAGGTCACGGCGGAACGAATAATTCAGGAGCTTTCCCGCTTGGGCTTCTCGAACGTGGCGGACGTTCTTGAATACCAGAACGGTGAGATAATTCTTAAGGACTTGGCGAACGTCCCCCCGGACGTGAAGGCGGCCATAGCGGAGATTTCCCATACCATCGACAAGGATGGTGCGTCCCGCGTCAAGGTCCGCATGCACGACAAGAAGGGCTCCTTGGATTCACTTGCCAAGATTTTCGGTCTGATGCGTGAGGATGGGAACATATCTCTAAAGAACGGTTCCGTGCCCCCTGCTCTCGAGCGGGTGGTCAAGGCCAGCCTTCTCGAGCGTGTCGGGAACCGGTTGCCTCCTCCGGAGGAGGCCGGGACTTCCCACCTTCCCTCCTTCTGCCCGCCCCCCGTCCCGGATGACCTGGATGGGGGCGCGGGTCCCGCCTCGGAGGAAGAAGATTAATCGTTTTGTTCCTCAATTTGTTCGGTATCGACGTGCGGGTCGCGGAGCCCGAGTGAGAAGGCAAATTCCGAAAATCTTTCCCGCAGGTTCTCGCAGAAGTCCTCGAGTTCGTTGCTCGGGGCGTGGGACGCGTCAACGTTCACTGTGATCTCGATTCGCATGTCTTTTCTCCCTGTCGAGAAACTGCGCCACCTTGAGCGGATTGAAGCGGGTCAAGGAACCGTCGCTCCGCGTCACGATGATCTGTTTGGAACCGGCGTGGGGGACCATTCCCGCGACGGTGTAGGTCTCGTAGTTGAGGCAGAACGTGCGGCCCAGGTCCCCGGGCACGAGCCCAAACTTCTGGCACCGCAGAATAAATTCCCTCTCCGCCGGTCCGTTCCTTCCGAATAGGGCCTTGAGCGTCAATTGCTCGGAGAGCTTCATCCGAGGAGTCTCGCGCGGGTGATCCAGAACGTAATATAGTTCACAGGTCCGTTATACGCGGACCACGCAAACTCTTTCCCGTTGCGCTTCCATTTCAACGTGGGGGGCGGGTCCTCTCTCTCACTGTCTTCCGCAGGGAGTTTTGCAAGAATCTTGTCATATTCCGTCTCCCATTTACTCTGGGCCGCTTTCTCGGCCCTGGCGAGGGAAAAATAAATGCTGTCCGGGATCTTGGGAACGAACTCGAAACTGTTGCCCGGATAGTCCCACGTCAAGTCGAGGAAGGCGAAACGCAGGACGTAGACATGGGTCAATTTCCCGCGCTTCTTGCCCTGCGTCCACCATACCTTGAGAGTGTTGGAATATATGGAATTAGTCATTTTTTACCTCCTCGGGCTCTTCCCAGTTTTCGTGCTTGAGGCCGTTGGCCACGGCAAGCACGACGGTGTTGATGAGTTGCGCACGGGCGAGGCCGTTCGTGAAGTCGTACTCCTCGAGCCGCGTCACGATGCTCACTACATCTCCGGCGTCAGTCAGTATTAAAAGCTTCATTTTCTGCTCCTCTAAGGGCGGCGGGGGATTTGCTAAGCAACTTAGTCCTTGGGCTCGTGGCCATCTTCCGTCTCCTCTTCCTCGATTCCCCAGGATTCCAGGAGGCGGGTGGTGTCGCGCCGGTCCTGAATGAGGTCCTGAATGACCATCTCGTCGAGCTCCAGGTCGCGCCGCCTGAACAGTGAGTCAAGCGGTCTCAGGTTTCCGTTACACATCGCATTTCCTCCTGTCGTGGAAGGTTGGGAATTCAAAATCAAATAAGGGGTCGAAGGGTGGTTAGGTCCTCCTTCACGGAAAAGATTACGTCTGCCCGGCGCTCACGGCCCGCTGAATAGAGGACCAGAAGGAGCTTCGCCAGGATTTCGTTCCGGTTTTTGCCGAGGACTGGTTTGACGAGGGGCATGCGCTCTAAGTCTTGCTCCAGGGAATTGAGGAGCTGGAACAGTTCGTTCTGCGGCCCGTTGGCCGCGACCCGCAGTAGAAGGTCTGCGTATTCCACGTTGTTCATTGTGTTTCCTCCTGTTGTGGAAGGTTCCCCGGGAGGGGGGTTCCAAGCCCGGCCTCCCTCCCGGGGTTCCCACCTACCGCTCCGCCTTCGGGATGGTCTTGACCACGTTCACGTTCACCTGGAAGTCGCCCACCTGCACGAAGCCGGTGGACAGGTGGACGTTCGACTTGCCGGTGCTGGAGAGCTTGCCCTTCTTGGCGGGAGTGAAGGACATGGTGATCTTCCCGCCCTTGTCCGTGCCGTGTTCGATGTCGAACTCTTGCTCGTTGAACTTGATGGTGGTCTTGTCCATGGTGTTGCCTCCTGTCGTAGAACGAACGGTTCCTGTTCCCCGGCGGGGCCGTTCCCCGCCGGGGCCGTGCGCTTGGAATCAGGCGGCCTTGGGCTCGGCGGAAGCCAGCTTCTTGACCGGCTTCCCGCCCACCGTGACCTTCTCCCCGTTCCGGACGCGGGCGCGGAGGACGTTCCCGAGGTTCATCCTCTGCTGGCCGATGTTCAGGTGCGACCAGCGGCCCAGGTCGATTCCGTTCTCCTTGGCGAGCGAAGCGAGGGCCGTGGGACTCACGGCGCCCTTCTCGTCGTGGAGGAACTTGGCCATCATTCCGCAGAGCGTGTCGCCGCACGACACCTTGTCGGAACTCAGGGCCTTGTACCGCTCTTTGAAGGGGTCGCGGACGATGGAACCGCCCTCCGACTTCTGGGCCTTCTTTTTGCTGACGGGCTTGCGAGACTTCTTGGTGGACTTCTTCTTGCTGGCCATCGCGTTACCTCCTGTCAGATGCGCGGCGCACCTGCCGCGCCATGAAACCAGTCTACCACGGCCTGAGGTCCTTGTCAAGTGGCCTATTACGGTGGGGCGCGGGGCATGTAGAAGACCCTCCTGGAAAGAAATACTCTTCCGGCATTCATTCTTTCTGGGCATCAGGGTCAGGCGTGGGCTTGGAATCACGCGACCCTGAACACACATACTCTTCTGGCATTCATTCTTTCTGTTCCATGGGAAGCCGTGGGGTGGTCTGGGGCCGCTAGCCTTCGATAGTTAGACCTAGGAAGTTGGACGCCTCTTGTAGGCTGCCGGGGTCAGCTTTCGCGAACTTCTTGGCTGCTCTCGGGCCGCACAGTCGGCGAACCATCTCAACGTTTTCTACGTCCTGTAAGTACCCTGTCTCCTCAGCCGCGTCGTGGATGACGTACCACACCATCTTTTCCAAAACTTCTTCATAGCTTTTATTTTTCTTCATCTCTTTCTCCTTTAGGCGGCTTGGGTTGAACTACTTACGGGCCTTGAGCTTCCGGCCGTTGATCTTGACGACCTCGCCGTGCTGGAGCTTCCCGCGGAGCTTGTTGCCGATGTTCATACGGATCTGACCACGGTTGAGGTGGAGGTACGAATCCATGGTGAACCCGTTCTCCCTGGCGATCTTCCTCAGGGCGTCGAGGCTCATCATCCCGCGCTCGTCCGTGGTGGCCGCCTTGAGAGCGACGCTGAGATCGTCACCGCAGATGTAGTCTCCGTTCTCTTGCAAGTACACCTTCTTGTACACGTCGCGGACGATGCTGCTGGAGGGCACGGCCTCCACCTTCTCCTTCTTCTTGTTCATGGCCTTCTCCTTCTTCTTGGGGGCGTCCTTCTGCTTGGCGAGGCGCTCGTTGATCTCCTGCACGATGCGGGCCTTCTCCTGCTTGGTCATGGCGCTCTCCTCGGTTGCGGCGGCGGGCTTGGAACTCGCCACCTGGGAACGGATCTCCTGCGACAACTTCTGCGCGTCCTTTTTAACCTTCTCCAACGTCTGCTGAGCGTTCATTTGGTTCTCCTTATATTTCCTCAATGTTCACCAGACTGTTTACATCCACCCCCATTACGCGGTCCTTGGGGTTGAGGTTGCAGGCATCCAAGTCACCCTGGATACCCGTGAGGTCGCCTCGAACGCCCGTGAGGTTGCCCCATACGTCCGTGAGGTCGCCTCGAACGTCCGTGAGGTCGCCTCGAACGCCCGTGAGGTCGCCCCATACGTCCGTGAGGTCGCCCCATACGCCCAAGAGGCTGCCCCATACGTCCGAGAGGTCGCCTCGAACGCCCGAGAGGTCGCCTCGAACGCCCGTGAGGTCGCCTCGAACGCCCGAGAGGTCGCCTCGAACGCCCGAGAGGCTGCCCCATACGCCCGAGAGGTTGCCCCATACGTCCGTGAGGTCGCCTTGAACGCCCGAGAGGTCGCCTTGAACGCCCGAGAGGTCGCCCCATACGCCCGTGAGGTCGCCTCGAACGCCCGTGAGGTCGCCTTGAACGCCCGAGAGGCTGCCCCATACGCCCGGCGGTGAGGCGGGGTTTCTTCTTTGAGTCAGCATTCGTCTCATTTTCTTCTCCTTTAGGCGGCTTAAGTTGGACTGTCTCAGTACTCCCATTCGTTGATGAAATTGTCCCATTCTTTTTTGTTGTGTATGATGAAAGGATAGGGCCCGTCTTGATTGGGGGTGGAGGATCTCTTTCGCGTTGGTGTGGGGTAGAAGCACCCCGTAGGAGTGAAGGGCGGCTTGAATCCCATACAAAATGCGACCGTCCTTCCGTCCCTGTCCTCTGAAATGGTATAATTCATCTGGCTTCTCCTTTAGGCGGCTTTGGGGGCAGAGATACTTTACCCTCTTGTACTGGCTAGGGGCCAGCGGGCCCTGGTACTAGAGCTTGATCTCAACGGCCTTGAACAGCGTGTGCAGCAATAACGTCTCCTCTAGGCTGATGTTGTGTGAAAGGATAGCCGTCACTGTGACGGCGTTGAGACCGGCCCGGATTAAGCTCCGGCCCCGGCTATATCTTTTGGACCATTCGGTCTTGGTCATGTCGTCCCCCTTACTGGAAAAGGAGAAACGCCAGCCCATGCAGCACCAGCGTCCCGGCCATCACAAGTACGCACCACTTCACAAAATCGTTCATCACCTTCCTCCTCAGGAAGCTATCACACCCCATATTTCTTGAGCCTTTCTTGAACCTTGGCTTGATTCTCGTCGTACGTATCGTCTATACTCTTCCTCCACTTGGCGGCGTTGTGTCCGAGCCTCACCTTGGTCAAATATTGTTCCCTGCTATCCGGTTTTCTCTTGGTGATATTGGGTGCGAACGTGCGTTCCATGGCCCATCCCCATGGACGGATGCGCTTAGCTAGTTCCCACCCCCATGCCCGGCATCGAGGCGCTTGCTTCTTGGGCTTGGGCACTAACCACTTACCGTGCTGCGCCTTCATGTTCAGTGCGTCTACGATCTGTTCCTCGATGGGCTCGTCCTCCTCCATTGGCGGCGCTAGCCACTTCGCTCTGATCTGGGCGGCTATCTCCTCCAATTCTGGCGCTAGGTCCTTCATGTTGAACATACGCGTCCTCCTCCCTGGGCCCTGCGGCCCAGCTAGTGTGGGAAGTTTGACCAGCCAGTTACCCACATGTAGGTGAACAGAAGCGTCATTGCCACGATGATCCAGTACTGAACTATGTTCATGTTGCCTCCTCTCTGGGCTTTATAGGCCCGGTAAGTGGGGCAGAGACATTCTGCCCCCGTAAGACGGCTGTGGGCATTAAATTTTCTTGATGGGGCCGGGAATCCATCCCACATAAGAAGCGGCGCGGGTAGCAGCGATGCGCAGCGCAACCTCGACCTGCAGCTTGTGGAGATCCGTCATTTCTACGTTCTTCATATCGCAGGGCTTCATACTGCCTCCTCTCTGGGCTTTACAGGCCCGTTTGGTGGGTCCCGGCTAAGGGGCCCCTCGCCCCGCGCCGTCCCACCGCCACTAACTTCGCATCCCCCGCGCATCCTTTTCTGACTTTAAGTGCCCTTTCGTAGCCTTTTCGCCCTACCCCCTATACTTGTGCCCCGCCTCTTCCTGTGTTATACTTTTTGGAAGGAGGGTTCTAGCTTGCTTCCTTTCCTTCCCGCTGAAAGGGTTCGCTCCTCATGCCGCAAATGATGGAATCCCCCACTCTCCCCTCCGGCTTCACCACCTGGACGGATCTGTTCCGCACCATGGGTCCCGAGGAGCAAGTTGAATTCGTGCAGTCCCTTTCCGCGCATGAGGCGGTGGCTTTAGATTATATACAACGTGAGGAAACGTCAAGGCTGGCCCAGGAAAGCTTGAACCCCTTCTCTTCTTATCTCGACCCCCATTATCCTCCAGCTGAACATCACCGGGCGATGAATTGCGCCCTGGAGGCCCTGGACCGGGGGGAAATTAAGCGCCTCATGGTGTTTGCGCCCCCCGGCGCGGCTAAGACGACCTACGTTTCGGTCCGTTATCCGGCCTTTTATCTCGGGCGGCACCCCGGGCATTCCATCATCTTCGGGACCCACACGTCGGAGTTTGCGGAGGAGATAGGTGGGAAGGTGCGGGATGTAGTCTCCTCGGACCAGTATGAGGAGATTTTCAAGTGCCGCGTTTCTCCGGCCTCGAGGGCCATGATCCGCTGGCAGCTTACCAACGGGGGGGAGTGGCGCGGCGTGGGAGTCGGACAAGCCGTTTCAGGGCGCCGGGCGAACGGCCTCATCTTCGACGATACGATTAAATCCTTCCGGGATTCTCAGAGCCCTACGGTCCGCCAGGGCGTCTTTGAATGGTACAGGTCAGACATGAAGAACCGCATGATGCCGGAGTCGTGGATCGCCATGATTCACACGCGCTGGCACGTGTCGGACCTCCCGGGCTGCATCCTTCCCGCTAAGTACGACGGACGGTCGGGATGGGTCCGGTCGGCGGACGGTTCCGAGTGGTGGTATGTCTTGAATTTCCCGATGCTGGCGGAGCGGTTCGACGATCCCGTGGGGCGGAAGCCGGGAGAGAGGCTGTGGCCGGGGTGGTTCTCGGAGGCGTACGTCAAGGTTAAGAAGATAGATCAGGGGCCGTACAATTGGGCCTCCCTCTACCAGCAGCGCCCCATGGTGGCGGGTGGCACGATAATGAAGAGGGACTGGTTTAACGTGGTGCGCAAGCCGCCAGAGAAGTTTGACAGGGTGGTGCGGTATTGGGATTTCGCCTCTACGGAGCAGTCTGTTCGGAACGAGGACCCCGATTGGACGGTGGGATGTAAGATGGGTGTGTTGAAGGGCCGTTACACGGTCTTGGACGTGGTGAGGTTCCGTGGGTCCCCCGCCACGGTGGAGGACCGGGTGAAGTCTACCGCCTGGAAGGACGGGCGGGAAATCAAGCAATGGTTGGAGCAGGAACCGGGATCTTCTGGAAAGACGGTGGTGGAACATTACGTGCGGACGGTCCTGCAGGGCCTCTCCGCCGGGGGGCAGAGGGCGACGGGTTCCAAGGTGGCCCGGGCGGACGTGTTGGCCTCGGCAGCGGAGAACGGGAACGTGGACGTGTTGGCCGCGCCGTGGAACGAAGCGTTCCTGGACGAGATGGAGGTGTTCAATAAAGGCGACCACGACGATCAGGTGGACGCCGCATCTGGAGCGGTCTCAAAGCTGATCCGTAAAAAGACGGCCGGAACGTGGGGTAAAAAGACCGCGAGAGGGGCCGTAAATGCCTAAGAAGCAGAACGGGGTTCCCGCGAAAACCAGGCCGACTTTCATGTTGGCGGCATTGCGGCACATGTCCAACTCCATGCTCCTGGGGAGGGCGAAGCTCGCTGCCGCTCTGGGACAGACTTTCGGCGGCGACCGGGACATGTACACGGTCCTGGGGTACAAGAAGGTGTTGGATTATGACTACTTCGACGCGCTTTACACCCGCCAGGACATAGCGGGGCGCATCGTGGACCTTCCGGCTCAGTCCACTTGGAAGAAGGGCCCGGAAGTGCGCGACACGGACAATCCGGACGTGGAGACGGAATTTGAGATGGCCTGGGAGTCCCTCGTAAGGAAACTGAGGGTATGGCACTATTTCAGGCGGGCGGATCAGGTGGCGGGAATAGGACAGTATGGGGTCCTCTTTCTGGGCCTTCCGGGGCCCCTGGAGTCCCCCGCCGCCCGTGTGAACGGGCCGGAGGGCCTGATGTACCTGTCCGTATATTCCCAGCGGGCGGCCTCGGTGTCCAAATTCGTGTCCGATACGGCGGACCCCCGGTTCGGGCTGCCCGAGATGTACACAGTAGACTTCTCGAACCCGGAGAAGAACCAACTCCTGTCGGGCTCCGGCAAGGGGGTCCTTCTCAGGGGGACCGGGATGAGGGAGCAGAAGGTCCATTGGACCCGGGTGATACACATCGCGGACGGCCTCGTGGAGGACGAGGTGTACGGAATGCCTCGGCTGCAGAGGGTCGCGAACCTCATGGAGGACCTCGCTAAGACTGTGGGCGGGTCGGCGGAAATGTTTTGGCAAGCCGCCTCCAAGGGAATGCAGATGGACATCGATCCGGAGGCGGAGTTGACTTCCGACGATGAGGACAACCTGGAGACGGAGGTAGATGAATACATCCACGGCCTCAGGCGGTGGATAAGGACGCGTGGGGCGACGATCAAGGAGTTGGGCGGCAAGAACGTAGACCCTCGCGGGGTGTTTACTGCCATCGTATCTCTCGTATCCGGGGCCACCGGGATACCGCAAAGGATTCTCATAGGAAGCGAGCGGGGCCAGTTGGCCTCGATACAGGATAAGCGGAACTGGAATGAGCGCGTGGCGGAACGGCAAGTCACCTTCGGAGAGCCCATGGTCCTGCGCCCGTTCGTGGACCGGTGCATCGTTCAGGGGGTTCTCCCAGAACCGAAGGGCGGGCAGTACGTGGTGAAGTGGTCGGATATGACGGCCCTGGGAGAGGACCAGATCTCCCTCATCGCACAGAGATCCTCGAACGCGATCAAGCAATTCGAGGAGGCAAAGGCCGTGGCCGCGAAGGCAGGAACACATTTTCCGGTCACGGATGAGGAGTTCCGGGAAAAGATGCTAGGACTGGCCCCCCTGGGGCCCGGGAAGACCAAGCCGGAGAAGGCCAAGCCGGGTAAGGTGGGGGAGGTTCCGGAGCAGGGTGGAGGGGAGGCGGCGGGATAGATGGGCTTCCTAGGCGCGAGAACGGTAGGGGCGACGAGGGAGTCATTCCCCCTGTTCCGGTGCCCGTCCTGCCGGAAGTCTGGGGTCATGGATGGGGACCAATTCCATGGACGGACCTCCATCATTTGCCGGTGCGGGTGGCACAAGACAGTGAATTGGGACCGTCTCGATACTGGGGAGAGGGTCAGTTGGGAATACGCCGAATATAAGGAGATGCTACATGCCGATGCCGGTTCCTAAGGACGGGGAAAGCGAGGACGCTTTCATGGACAGGTGCATGGGGGCGGATGGCATGGTGGAGGAGTTTCCAGAATCGGACCAGCGGGCGGCGGTCTGCCATAAGCAGTTCCGCGGAAACGCCGCGCCTCCGGTGGTGAACGTCACGGCCAAGGTCCGCATGATGAGGGAATCCCGGCAGAGGCGAGAATTCGCCTTTTCGGTGCAGGTGAACGCGGCGGAACTGCGCGTGGACAAGATCGACGGCAGGGAGTTCAAGGTGTTCCCCGCCGTCATGCTGAACGAGGGGGTCCTCCGGAGCGTCTCCTCGCCCGGGCCGGAACTGGTCCTCTCGGAGGAGTTCGGAAAGGTCGTGGAAGGGTGGAATGGACGGCCCATCACGGCGGGGCATCCTCAGAGGGACGACGACTTCGTTTCGGCGGGAAGGCCGGACGTGTTCAACAGGGAACAGATGGGCTTCGTGTTCAACAGCCGCATGGATGGAGACAAGCTACGCTCCGAGATGTGGATAGACGTGGACAAGGCGAAAAAGTCGGACGGCGGCCTGGAGATCCTCCGGCGCATGGAGGCGGGGGAGCGCGTGGAAATTTCCACGGGCTACTTCATGGACCTCGAGTCCGCCCAAGGGGAGTTTCGGGGCGCGAAGTACGAAGGGATTCAACGAAACTTCGTCCCAGACCATTTGGCCGTCCTGGGCGACGGGGAGAAAGGCGCTTGCTCCTGGGAGATGGGGTGCGGTGTGCGGGTGAACGCCGCGAAAGAAGGGAAGTGGGGAAAAGACAAACCTGCAGGGTCGCTGCGGGACGAGGAGGATGGGGCGCTGATGAAGGCGTACCGCATGGTGAAGGGGCTGTTCACGGGGAACATCAACGACATGGACCTCCGGACGGCTCTGCAGATCGCTTTGGATAAGGAGGCCGAGAGCGGCGAGAATCAGACGAGGGCGTTCAGGTTCATCATCGCCGTGGAGGGTGAATTCGTCGTCTATGAGGAGGACTTCCGAAAGCTGATGAAGCGCGGGTTCAAGATGGGGAAGGACGGGAAGGTGGTCCTGGGCAAAGAGGTCCAGGAGGTGAGGCCAGAAACCAATTTTATCGCGGTCAATCAAGCCGCGTCCCCGAGCGCAGAGGAGAGGAAAGAGATGGATAAGGCCGGTGTGGTCAGCAAGATCATCGCCAGCAAGGTGAACAAGTTCGAAGAAAAGGACAGGGCGGTCCTCATGTCTCTGAACGAGGAAGTGCTCCAGAAGATCGAGGAGGCGTCCCCCGCTGCGCCGGAGACGGTGGGAGGCCCCGCGCCCAGTGACCCCGCTGCGCCGGAGAAGAAGGAGGAGCCTCCGGTCATTGCGAACAAGGGCCCTCAGACCGCTGAGGAATACGTCAAGGCGGCCCCGGAAGGGGTGCGCGATTTCCTCGCGGGCGGGCTAGAAATGCTTAAGCGGCACCGGGAAGCGATGGTGAAGGCCATCACCTCGAACAGCGCGAACAAGTTCACCGAGGCCGAGCTCAAGAAAATGGGCACGGATGACCTGGAGAAGATTTCCGCACTCCTGGGAGACGCTGTGCCGGAAGTGAACTACAGCGGGCGGGGGATTCACCGGGTTCCGGCCCTGAACGTCTCGGAAGAGGCCATTCCTGAGCCTCCGAGCGTGTTCAAGCTCCTGCAAGAGAAGGCAAACGGAGCCGCTGCCGCGGCCAAGTAGAGGTGCGGCCAACGAATAAGGGAAACACATTCACTAAAAGGAGCTAGAAATGGCCAGCAAGACGATCGTTCTGAAAGGGCAGGGGGTTCGGAAGGAGCATCTGGCGGCGGGGACCATCACCCCCGGCCACTTGATCGCGTTGAACGGCTCCAGCAGGGTGGTGGTTCACGCCACGGCGGGAGGCAACGCGGCGGTGATGGTCGCGATCGAGGAGGACCACATCGGACACGACATCGACGATGACTATTCCTCCGGTGATCTCGTCATGTACGAGCATCTTCCTCCGGGGGCGGAATGGCAGGCGATCCTCACCACGAGTCAGACCGTCGTGCAGGGGGACTTTTTGGAGTCGGCGGGGAATGGGCGGCTCAGAAAGCACACTCCCCCGGTGATGGATTCAACCCCGGACCCGGCCACTCCGGGTGGGGGAAGCACTTTGTACAGCAAGGGGATCGTGGCCCAGGCTCTTGAAGCCGTGACCACGACGGCGGCGGTAGCCCGCATCAAGGTGCAAGTGGTTTAAGGGGGCCCTGAGACCAGGGGACCAAAACCTTTACATCGAAGGAGAGGAAAATGAATAAGAAGTTGGTTTCGACCCCCGATCAGTTCGTTCCCTCTGCGGGGGCGTATGCCGGTGCCATGTTTCTGAAACACGGACTGAATCTCAACGCCCTCCGCACGAACGATCTCCTGCGGAAGGATGAATGGATTCAGTTCGATACGGCGTTGGTCCATGAAGCGATGATCCGGCTGAACGGAATCGCTGATCTCGTGGCGAGAGGGCTGATTTACAATTTGCCCAACGCCCTCGGGAAGACGATCGTTCAGTGGGAAAAGATCTCCGACATGGACCCGGCGGTCCGGAGCATGGACGGGGCGCGGCGGGGCGACAGGGACCGCCAGGACTTCACCCTGAACAACATCCCCGTGTACATCACGCACAAGGACTTCAACCTCAACCTGCGCATGCTGGAAGGGTCGCGGACCCTGGGCCAGCCGATCGATGTGACGCAGATCCAAACGGCTACTCGGCTGATCGTTGAGAGCAACGAGGATGCTTTGTTCAACGGGCCGGGAATCACGGTAGACGGGAACACCGCCTACGGATACACCACCCATCCGAACCGGAATCTGGGCACCATCGCGGAGCCGTGGACGGATTCGGCAACTACCGGCGAGGATATGCTGGATGACGTGATTCAGATGATCACGTCGGCGCACGGCGACCGGATGTTCGGTCCGTTCATGCTGTACCTTCCGTCGGGGTACATGACGGCCACGATGGATGACTACAAGGCCAGTTCCGACAAGACCATCCTCCAGCGGATCAAGGAACTGCCGGGCATCCTCGACGTGAAGGTGTCCGATCAGTTGGCCGCCGGGAACATGGTCCTGGTGCAGATGACCAGCGACGTGGTGGACTTGATCTCCGGGGAGCAGCCCCGGGTCGTCACCTGGGACATCGAGGGCGGGTTCATCCTGTGCTTCAAGGTTCTGGACATTCTCATCCCCAGGATCAAGACGGACGCCCAGAACCGTTGCGGGGTGGTCCACTACTCCGAGTAAGGGGTGCGGTAAGGGGATCGTAACGATAGGGATAATTTTGGGGATAGGGTCGCGGGGGACGCCCCTGGCCCGATAAGAGAGGCCTAATCCCACCTCTCTTCCCCTTTACATCGTAGGGGAGAGACGATGTTACCAGAGGATTTGGTCAGAGTTAAGGTGATTGGAAAGTACCACCGTCCAGGGCGTGGGGCGGGGCTATATTCTTTGGGGGAGATCCTCGTCGTCACCAGAAAGCAAGCTCAGGCGGGGCAGGGGGTGTTGATCGAGGAGAATGAGCCTATTCCCGCTTCCCCGCCCAAGGAGACGCAGAGGTATGAAAAGTTCTTCCCCCCCAAGGCCAAAAAAGAGGAACGGGGAGAGGAACAGGGAGAGGAACGGGAGGACGAATCTCATCTCAAATCCTCTGAAATTCCAGGTTCTCCGCCTCCTTTGCCGGAGACTTCTGTGGAGGAGGACCTCAGACCTACCGTGTTGTTAAGAAGGGAATCCGTAGAGGGGCGGGGGGTGAGGTACATCAAGGAGGATGGAAGCCCCGCCCACATCGGGCGTCTGGGAACGAAGCAAGAGGAAGAAGCCGTCATAAAGACCCAGACCAGAAAGGCCAATGAGGCCGGGTTCAGGTTGGAAGTAGTTGATTCCTAGGGGGTGCCATGGCTAGGGTCACTTCCATCGAAGTCAAGGAAATCATCTCCACGGACATCGCGGACCTTACCGCGTACATAACGGCGGCGAATCTGTTGGTGACGGAGGTGCTGGGAGGCCTCCTTTCGGATGCTCTCCTCAAAGAGATAGAGCGTTGGCTCTCCGCCCACCTCATCGCCAGCGGCGGGGAGGAAGGGGCGCGGATTGAAGAGGAACGCATCTTTGAGGCGTACGCGGCGAGATACGGGGGGAAGTTTGGCTTCGGATTGTCGGGCTCCAGGTATGGCCAACAAGTGGCCATCCTTGACACGACGGGCAGAATGGTCTCTCAAGGGACCGTCAAGCCCGCCGTATTCAGGATGATGTAATGAATCGTACCGTTGAGAGGGTCTGGGGCCGTAATGACGTAGCATATGTGCTGGCTTCTGGGCCCTCTCATGGTCTCATAGATTTAGATTTGTTACGTGGACGTAAGGTGGTGATTACGAACAACATGGTGTTTAAAACGCCTTGGGCCCCGATTTTATGCGTCCGTGACAAATTGTGGTGGAAGGAGTACCAAGGCCGCCCTGAGTTTCAAAGTTTCGAGGGTGAGGTCATCACGGTAGTCCCTAATCATTTCCATAAAAATCTCACGTTTTTGAATTATGGGGGAAGTGATGGCCTCAGCCGGGACAGGTACACCGTCTACGGGTTAAACTGCGGCCAAATGGCCATGAACGTCGTATTCCTAAAGGGGGCGGGCACTATAATTCTGATAGGTTTTGATATGCGGAAGGTGAACGATTTGGATCATGGGTGTGAACCACATAAGAGGCCCGTCAAGGAAGAAAATTATAGTAGGTTCATAAGAAACATGGCTGTGATGGCATCGGAATTGCGCGACGAGGGTATAGAAGTCCTCAATGCTACACCGGGTAGCGCTCTTCCTTATTTCCCAATAATTTCCATGGAGGAGGCCCTTCGTCGTGGCAGACTTAATTAGGTGCGTAGTTAGGGGAAAGATGAACCTTCCGGGAGGCGGGAGGGTTCCAGAGGGGGAAGTAATTGAGGTAACCCTTCATCAATATAAGAATTTTAGGGACGCTCTTGAGATCGTGAAAGACCCTCCCCCCCTTCCGATATTGAGGAATAATCCTCCAATGTCTCGATTCGAACCTCGCACAAAGGAAGGGCCCGAAATTCAAGGACTAATAAGTTTGGAATGGACGGGGCCCGTCACGGTGGCGTGCGTGCTTAGGCCGTCTAAGGATTTTTCAGTGAATGTGGTGGAATTACTGTACCGTCAGTGTAGACGGTGGCTGTCAAGAATGGGTAGGTTCGTTTGTCTTACGGAAGAATCCGAGATGATGTTTAGCCCTGGTATAGAAGTGGTGCCTCTTCTACACCCTGAGTGGGCCACAAAACATTCTAAACTCGAACTTTTTCGCCCCGAATTGTTGGAGGATTGGGGCCGAGTGTTGTACATGGATTTGGATACGATACTGTGCGGAGATTTAAACCCATTGGTGTCGTATGCCGGTAGGTTCGCGATGTTGATAGACGTAAACTTCCCCGACAACCCCGGCTCCGGTGTGATGTTATGGGGCCCGGATCGCAGGATGTCAGAAATATATTATGACTTTTTACGGATGCCTCCTGGGGAGCAAATAAGAAAATACCCCATCGGGGGCGGGCGTGGTGACCAGTTGTTCATACGCAATCACACCCCGTACGCACCCCATTACATACAGGATTTTTTCTCGGGGGCGGTTTCCTTCAAGAAGCATTTCCGAGGAGAGGACGCCCCACCGGATATGCCCCTCTCGATGGTATATTTTCATGGGAGGCCGAAGCCTTTTGAAGCGGCCATGAAGTATAAACAGTATCGTAACATATTTGAGCCATGGCTTAAGGAATATTGTGAGTTAGATGAGGAAATCAAGTCTGTTTGGCCCTATAGGGAGGAGGAATGATGCATCTATACCCTCATGGCCGTGTTCCCAACAACCACCCGCAAGTGATACAGTTCTGCGTAGAAGCGAATGGGTGGATCAGAGGGGTGGAGGTGGGCTTGGGGCGGGGACAGAACATGTCGCACCTCATGTCCACATGTCCACACCTTCACATGATAGGGGTAGACGTGTTTAGACACATGCCAGAGGCTCCCGGGGAGGAAGCTTATAGGGCCATGAACCACGAGGGAAACAGAAAGCGTTTGCGTACCCTGGAAAAGGCCTTTTCCGAGAGGTTCAGGGTTCTCGAAATGACTTCTCGGGAGGCCTCCTTCCGGGTGGAAGAGGAGAGCGCCGATTTCGTTTTCATAGATGCGGACCATTCCACGGAGGGGTGCCTAGAAGATATTGGACTGTGGGCCCCAAAAGTAAAAATAGGCGGGTGGATTCTTGGACATGACTATAACCGCTTTGGGATTAACGAGGCGGTTAATAAAGCGTTTGGTGGATTTCCGGACGTCGATTATCAAGTTCTTCCATATTCGGTATGGGCGAAGAGGAAAGAGGTTTCCGATGTGGTTCGTACCTACGCGTAACAGGCCGGAAAGGCTGCAGAGGTTCCTCGACGGTTGCATCGCCACCGGAATGATCATGCCCGGTCTCATAGTAGTGGACGGCGAGGACGGCGGCGATTACTCGAGCGTTAAATTGCCGCTTAATTGGAAAATTGAAACAGCTTCCGTACGGATTGACGCGGGAGGAAGGCAAGAGTGCTATTTTAGGTCTTACCCCGACGCTAAGTTCTACAGCATCGTGAATGATGACGTGGTACCAGAAACCCCTAAATGGGACGTGGAACTGGCTCTAGAGGCCGGAGATTGGAACGTAGCTTATCCTTGGGACACGTTGAGTGAAATGGCGACCCAATTTCTGGTAGGTGGGAAGTTATGCCACGCCGTGGGGTCTTTTTCACTTGGCTTCATGCACACCATGGTGGACCGGGCGTGGATGGATATAGGGGCCGCCCTAGGAAGGTTGAAATTCCGCAAAGATATTCGTCTCCGTCATGAACATTGGAGCAGAGGGCTCGCACCGAGAGACGCCACGTATAAGCGGGAGTTAAATGGGGTCTCGACTATCGCTCATGATCGCGCCCGGTACGCGGCATGGAAGACAGAAGAATTCCCTGCGCTTATCGCGCATCTGAAAACCGTTGTCCCATTTTCTCTTGGAGCCCCCACATGAAAATCCTTGTCCTCGGAGCCGATGGATATCTTGGCTGGCCTACGTGCCTTCATTTTTCTATAAGAGGACATGAAGTCCACGCTCTAGATAGTTGCGTGAAGCGTAGGCTTCTATTTGATTTGGGTAGGAATACCTTAGTACACGTGCATGGGTTTCAGGACCGTATATCGGCATGGACCAGTATGACGAAAAAGAAAATCGAGGGATGGGAATGTAGTTTGATAGGAAGCTATGCTCGGTTGTCCAAGATTCTTCATACCATACGTCCGGACGTAATAGTTCACTACGCTGAACAACCTTCTGCTCCCTTCTCTATGATGAATGCGGCTTCCGCCGTGTACACTCAGGAGAACAACGTTTTGGGGACACTGAACTTAATGTTCGCGGTTAAGGAAGAATGTCCGGAGGCTCACATCATAAAATTGGGGACCATGGGGGAATATGGAACCCCAGGTATAGTAATTGAGGAGGGGTGGTTAAACATAACCCACAGAGGGAAGACCGCAAGGGTTTTATACCCTAAGAGTCCAGGCAGTTTTTACCATGCGTCAAAGATACACGACTCTACGAATTTAGAATTTGGATGTAGGGCGTGGGGCCTAAGGGTGTCTGATTTGAATCAGGGGGTGGTGTATGGGTTTAGTACCCCCGAGACTGAAAAACACTCTTATTTAGGGACAATGTTGTATTATGACGACATTTTTGGGACAGTGTTGAACCGGTTTATCCACCAAGCGGCTGTTGGCCACCCCTTGACGGTGTATGGGAGAGGAGGCCAGACGAGAGGTTTTATAAACATAATCGACACCATGAAGTGTGTAGAAATAGCGGCTCTCAATCCTGCCGATCCTGGAGAGTTTAGGGTGTTTAATCAATTTACAGAAACGTATTCTGTATCGGCTCTCGCAGGGGTGGTGGAGAAAGCCGCTACCGCTCTCGGAATGGAAGTTAAGAGAGAAAACATTGAAAATCCGAGGGTGGAGGCGGAATCCCATTACTACGACGCCGTGAACAGTGGTCTAAAGGCTCTTGGCCACCGTCCGACTAGACTGACTATCGACATGGTAAAGGAAATGCTACGCGTAACGGTGGAAAACAAAGGTAGAATAGACACGAAGGCTATACGTCCTTCCGTGAAGTGGAGAGAAAAAGGCTGGGAGGACCCTTGTGCCGTGGCTCCTTCTGTGTTATAATGGAGGGTAGTGCCCCATAGCGGGAGGCTTAAGGTGTCCATAGCCAGCAGGATAGCCTCAAGGATTTCTGCCCGCTCTCAAAAAATAGGGAAAACCGTTACCATTCGCAGAGTGGTGCAGAACTATGTAGTCGCTACGGGGAAGACCTCGGTGGTCAGTACGACGGATATTTCTGGTAAGGCGATGATAACCACGAAATCCAAAAGTAACCCTTCTGGAATGAATCCGGAGGAGACTCTTCGGTTCTTTCTTCCCAAGCACACGTCCATCACCTTCGATCCGGCGGTTGGAGATATTGTGGTTATTGGGACGGACATGTCCGTGGGGCCTTTTTATCGGATCGTGAGGTCCATCCCCAAGAACGTAGGAGAGGACAATTACGGTTTCCTCATCCTCTGTGGTAACGTGTGATGATTAAGCCGCGTGGAGCCATTGGTGGTAATGAAGTTTATGGGTGGGATTTCGTGGGGAAAACCACCGGTATGATTATTGACCCTATATCAGGTACGGCGGGAGAGGTAACTTCTCTAGGCCGAAGATTTATCCCCGGACACACTGAGACCCCGGTGATACGGACGCTGGTTAAAAATAAATTTCCGGGGGGAGGTGCCCATACCTCCATAAACAGAGTATTTATAGGAACATCCGTGGGTATTCAGCCCCGCCCGGGTCAGCAGGTGTTGATGTCGGGAGACGTGCCAGGATTTCTGGCTTCCGATTGGCAAGGACTCCTCGAAAAAATGATGAAAAGAATTGAGCAAGATGTCATGGATCGAGTTCTGTACGCCACCCAGACCGCACTTAAGGTGGTGTTTGAAACTTCCCCTATGAACACGGGGTACTATAAATACAATCATCGTGCGGCATTGAACAATACTGATGTGGGACTGGACCCGTCCCAAAAACCGGATAAGAAAATTCCGGTTCCTTCGAGTTCCGAGTTGATTGCGCGAGAGATGGGGGCCATCGAAGGGGCGGAGTTAGGGGAGGAAATAGTTTTAGGGACAGCTGTCCCTTACTCGGATTTTGTAGAAGGGGGAGGTAAGAACACTCGGTCACACAACGTGTACAGCCTAGCAGCCTTAGCGGCCACGGTGGTGTTAAGGGAGATGTTTGAATAATGGTCATCGCCGGGTACGAGGAAGCTAACAACCTAATTCGGGCGGCCTTTGACTCCGGATGGTTGGATTCAAATGTACCTGTGCTGTATGATAACTTTCAGCAGGACCCGGATGCGGACGCTCCGGAGCCCCCGTTCCTGAGGGTACAGATTCAACAGGCATTGTCCAGGCAGGTGTCCATGGCCAACGATAAGAGGGTACGGAAAGATGGGCAGATAGTAGTGGAGATCCTGGTGCCCGCTGGAGAAGGGGAGGGGCGCGCCCTTGAATTAGCGGACGATGTAGAGACGATACTCGAAACGAAGAACTTTGGCGGAGTTCAGATGGGAACGTCGAGAAAAGTAAACGTAGGGTCCGTGAAAAGCGCTTGGAAGCTAAACGTGGTCACGGATTTCTATTTTGACGTGTTCCGCACCTAGAGGAGACTACGGAAATGTCTGATGCCAATAGGACTTTGCTGTCGTATGTAGAAGAGTCCGTCTTCGGGACGACTCCTGTATCTGCGCTGAAAAATTTCCGGTTCACGGGGGAAAGCCTGGACCACACCACGGAATCTTCGCAGAGCGCGGAGGTGCGGGCGGACCGCCAGATTCCGGACCATATCCGCACAAACGTCGGAGCATCGGGAGATCTGAACTTCGAACTGTCCTACTCGGCCTTGGACGACTTCCTCGAGGGCCTTCTAGGGGCGGATTGGCCCGCAACGGTGAGCATTTCCAGGACGGACATACAGGCCATCGCCCCAAACAACGTGTTCTCCACGGTGGCTGGAGATTTCTCGGGCATTCAGATCGGGCAATGGGTCCTGGTGGCGGGGTTCGATACCGGGGCGAACAACGGATACTTTCTGGTGACAGATAAGCAGTCGGATTCATCGGGCGACTGGATTCAGGTCACCGGTGGCACCCTGGTGGACGAGGCGGCGGGAGATACCGTCACCATCAAGGGAACTTGCATCTTCAACGGAACCACGGCCAAGAGCTACTCGATCGAGAAGCACTTCCAGGACGTGAGCAAGTTCGATTCCTTCGTGGGCTGCAGGGTTGGGGCCATGTCTCTCAACATCGCGGCGAATGCCATCATCACGGGGTCCCTCTCCCTCACAGGTCTCCGTGGAGCCGCAACTCAAGTGGCTACCATCGGGACGGGGGCGAACGTAGCGGCACCCACGAACGACGTGATGAATGCGATCGATCACGTGGCGGCGATCCGTGAGGGTGGGACATTGGTCACGCAGGACATCACGGCGATCACTCTGGCCATTACCAACAACCTCCGCGCCCAACCCGCCGTTGCGACTCTTGGGGCGGCGGGAATCGGAATCGGATCGTTCAACGTGTCAGGCACGTTCAATGCCTATTTCGAGGACCGTTCTTTCCTCGATAAGTACCGTGGGTTCACCGAAACGAGCCTAGCCTTCCGGGTCATCGATGGGGACGGGAACGCTTACATGTTCAATCTCCCTGCCATCAAGTTCTCGGGGGGCCCCGTGGTGATCCCTGGCCAGGACCAAGACGTGATGGTGGACCTGTCCTTCGTGGCGAAGATGGACACCGTGGCGAGCAAGATGCTCAGCATCACGCGGTTCCCGGCCTAGTGGCCGGAAAGTAAGTCGGGATTAACTTAAGGAGGAATTGGGATGAACGAAGAACGAAAAGAGACGGAGATACCCGTGGGAACGGAAACGCCCGTGATTCCAGAAAAGGTGGAAAGGAAAGGGACCTATGCGGCCTATTACACTTCCAAGGAGAAGGAGGAGGAGGGGGCGTGGGTCACCTTGATGGACGGATCTGAATGGAAGCTGTCAAGAACAAGCTCTAAGCGGGCGCAGGAAGCTCTTCGGAAGGCGCAGCAGCCTTTCCAAAATATCACCCAGAGGGCAGATCGGCGCGGGGGACAGGTTCCCACGGAGATTCAGGATCAGATCAACATCAATTGGATCATGAATGGGATCGTGCAGGAATGGAAAGGTGTTACGGACCGAGAAGGAAAAGAGGTTCCCTGTTCTAAGGAGAATAAGGCCAAGGTCCGTCAAATTTTGATGGATCTTCCTGATATGCAGGTGGACCTCATCCTGGAGGCGGCGAAAGCCGCGCACTATCAGGAAGAGCAGGACGAGAACAACTTGGGAAACTGAAAGAGTGCCTCGCCTTTCAATTAACTTATGGCGAGGTGATGGAGACGCTGCTCAAGAAGGAGGACAGGGGGGAAAGAGTACCGGCCCTTGAGAATATGCCGGTACTCTTTCCCCACCTACAGTTTTATTGGGAGGCATTCTGGTCCTTGCAAGGTAGCCGGAGAATGGGGTTTGGGGTGGGGCCCATACCGGTCAGTGAAATGAAGGATTACCTTGAGATCATGGGCGAAACTGATTCCGATGAAGTAAGAAGGTTTATGAGGTACATCTCGGAATTAGACGCCGTGTATCTTAAAAAGATGAACGAAAGGGCTAAGAGCCGGACGAGGAAATAGGGGGCTTCTAGTGCCGACGATTAAGATAGGCATACGGCTTCCTACGGCGGGGATTTCCGCTGATTCTAAACTAGCACGGGATCAGCTTAGGTTAATAGCCCGCGAGGCCCAAACCACCGCCAACTCCCTGCGTAAATCCGCCGTGGGTATGTCTGACCCCATAACGAGAGTCGCGGAGGCGGCTGTGTTCGCCGCCGCTTCGTTCCGGGAGTTGAAACTGGCGGCGCAAGAACTTAAGAATACTGGGGCGGGGACGTTCTTTAACAAGATCCTCGCGGACGCGGTACACACTCATGGTAAGATTGAAAATATAAGTAGAGCCCTAGAGCGGTCTAGAGTAGACATGCTACGGAACCTTGATGTGATGTTCAAGGGCCAGCTTAACCAAATAACCGAGGTCGCTAGGCAGATAAACCAGACTGCTGTTAAGACCTTTGACGCTCTCGAGAAGGTGCGGGAAAAGGAGTCTTTGGGCGGAGACCCCCTGCGCCGCAAGGGTCAGCCCGGTACGACGGCTGCGGACGTTCAACGCATGTCCTTGGAATTGGAGGAGGAAACCGCTAGGAAAAAGGTTAGGATCAATGCGGCCAAGGACGAGGCTCTGGTTAGACAGGAACACATCACCCGGGGCGAAATAGCAAAGATTAATAAGAGATTTACTGATGCGGAATTTAAGCTCAAGGCTTCTCTCAGGGAGGAAGACCTTAAAAGAGCTATTGAATCCAATAGGATAATAACTGAGAAGAACGTAGAGGCTGAGAAACAAAAATTAGCCTTGTCTAAGAGTAACATTGAGGCTGGCCGTTCTGCGGAGTTGGAAAGAGTCGATAGGGCGCGGATAGAGCGTCTTAAAGAGGTCGCGAAGGCGCAGAACGAACTTAACGTGGAGACGGCTAAGGAAGAGGCGCAACTTGTTACCGCCAAGGTAGCCTCGGGAGAGCTTGACAAAGCGCACACGTCCCTTGCGCGCCAAAAGATCAGGCTCACGGAGTTAGTCGCTAATGAAAAGATCACTCAGGAAGAGGCCAATAAGCAATATGAACTAACCAAGACTAGGCTTCTATCAGTAGGCGATGCCCAGAACGCGTCGGGCAAAAAGATGGTCCGCGCCGTTAAGGACCAATCAACAGCTATTGATGAGTTTAATGTACGGGAGGCCCGGCGGGCTATACTTTTAGGACAAGGATCGGCGGCGCAATTAAAATTTGCGCAGGTTCAAAGAGACTTGAATAAGGACGTTCACGCCGGTCTCTTGACGCAGGACGCAGCAAATGATAGAATGGTGCGGGCCAGGAAGGTGTTCTTCGGTGGAGCGGAGGCGGTAGGAGCCACGCAGAGGAGGCTCCAGGGCCTCCGTGGAGAATTAAACGAGGTTGGCCGGGTCATGAGGATCGCTTTGGGTCCCCTTTCCCGGGCAGCTTCGGCGGTTACCAACTTCGGCATCTTGATCGAAAGTACGTCCATTAAGATGGCGGTCGCCGTTGGCGGATTCCTTTTAATGGCTTTCGGTGCGGTGAAAGCCGCGAAAGCGTATATAGAATTTGAGAAGGGGCTGGTGGGCGTCCGCAAAACCACTGATTTGTCGGCGGCGGGTATGGAGGTCCTCAGTGACAATTTTCTCAGGATGTCCACTCGCGTAAACATTGGGGCGTCGGAATTATCGGGGATCGCACAAATAGCAGGACAGATGGGAATTAGGGGAGTGGAGGACATTGCGTCCTTTACGGAAGCCATAGCAATCCTTACCAAAACCACCTCCCTCACCGGTCCAGACGCAGCCACGAAGATCGCGCAGCTCTTATCCATCACGAATGAGGCGGCCAATACCGCCCCTCGTCTAGCCTCCGTCATAGTGGATTTGGGCAATAAATTCGCGGCAAATGAGTCCCGTATCGTTGAGTTCGGTGTAGACGTGGCGCGGGTCGGGGCAGCTTTCGGGGTCACGGCTACGCAGTCATTGGCCATGGGTACGGCTCTGGCGCAATTGGGAGCTAATGCGGAATCAGGCTCCACCGCCGTGGGTAGGCTCTTCGCTAAGATGAATGAGGCCATAGACGAGGGAGGCATAAGGCTGCAACAGTTCGCCGAAATAACGGACCGCAGTACCCTTCAATTTACTGAGTTGTTCAGGAAGGATGCCATGGGAGCGGTCCTTGAATTCATAAAGGGCCTTAACCTTTTACAAAAGCAGGGGGCTTCTACGGCCCAGGTGTTAAAGGACCTTGAAATCGGGGGATTTAGAGAGATTAAGTCCCTTCTTCCCTTGGCTAAGGGGTATCAGGTCGCGGCACAGGCGCAGAGGGACGCCAGTACCGCTTTCAGGGACGGCAAGAAGCACCTCACGGAATTGGAAATCGCAAATAAGTCATTCGGCGCGTCGGTGGACTTTGTAGGGAGGAAGCTTAATGTAATCGCCGTAGAAATAGGTAGGGACCTGCTGCCCGTGATGAGGGCTCTCACTGGATCATTAAACTGGGTCCTAGACCATCAATTGGCTATAGAGACGGCTATATTAACTATAGCCACGGCTTTTGCGGCATGGGCAGCCGCCGCTAATGCAAATCCTTTCCTACGGGCCGTGAGCATCGGCGCGGCGATAATCTCCTCCATACCGGTGTTAGCCCGCTTAATGAAGGAATTAGGGGGGAAGGGGTCTCTTGAGGGCGGTAAAGCGATCATTGATGAATTAAAAATACAGCAACAGCAAATCGGGGTCGCCACTGAGCAAAACCTCGCATCCATCCAGAAGAACCTTGAGGTGGCCGTAGCCTACCGCGACAAGATAGAGGGTGTAATATCTGTACTGCAAAAGAAGATGGAGACACCGAAGATAGGGTCTTCCTTCGGAGTCACGGCTGGAGGCGGCCTCATGGTGGGGGCCGAGAGGGCTAAAATACAAAGCGAAATTAAATCTCTTCGGGGTGAAGCAGACGAGCTAGATGTTTTATTGGCCCAGATGCGAGTTCAAATGGAACATAGAATGTCTGGGGGCTTCGTTGAGGGGGCGCGGGAAATTACGGTTTCCACCAAGGAATTAGAAAGCGCCGTGGAGACCGTGGAGAAATTAAAGCGAGAAATGGTCTATTTTGGGGAACAGGCCGGAGTAATAACTTTCGGTGGACTAGCCTTGAAGGAGGAAGTGGATGACCTTCGTGAGGCTAGTGAGATAATTGAGAAATTGGCTGGCGGCAGGGGGCGGTCAATACGTCAAGACGTGTTGGAGGGATTCGTTAATCGGACGGGTTTAGGGGCCAGGGCAGAGGAACGGGACCCCTTCGGCCTGGGGTTCCCTATCGATGCTGAGGAAGTCAAAAGGAACCTCGCGGCCTTGATTCAGGCCCGCCGTATGAACGAGGAGAGCATCAAGAAAGGAACGCAGCACCTTAAGGATCAGACTGAGGCTGTAAGGAAGCTAAACAAGGATCAGAACGATCTGGTCCTCATGATGAATGCGGAAATTGCGGCCATAAATGCGGAAGTGGCGGGGCTTAACGAATCAGAGCGTGCTAAATTCATGGCGGTGGCCACCAATAAGCTTCTCGAGAAGGCCACCAAGGACGGCACCCTGGCTTATCTCGAGGAGATAGACGCGATACGGAAGGTAGGTGAGGCGGCGGGTGGGTTGTTTGATGCTAGAAAGCGTCTCGCGGAATTTAAGAAGGCGGAGGAAGAAGCCCGTCAAGCTTTGATGGAGCCCTTTTTACAAGCCATAAGGTCAATTCAGGACGCCTTTGCCGATATGTTTAAGAGCATCTTTGACGGCGGCATTAATTCCGCTAAGGACTTTTCTAGGCGGATGTTTGACATATTTAAGGGTATGGCCGCGCAGATTGCGGCGGCGCTGGTACTCCGTCCCGTCCTGGGGGGAGTGGTAGGGGCCATAGGGG